AGCAATTCCCCTATGTGGATGGAGTTATGACGTGGTACGGCATCGTTGACACGTTTGCCGATTACGTGATCGTCTCTGCATATGGTGAATTGCAACCTGACGAATTCTACCGAGTGACGTACACGCGCTCGGGAGAATCGTTCACGTTCGCGGCGAAGGATCAATGGGAAGTAGTGGAATTGGCCTACCAACCGCAGACTCAGACAGTCAGCGAAAGTAAGAAGCGGAAGGCGAAGAAGTTTGAAGAGAGGGTGGATGCAATCGTATCGCTTGAGGAAGCGCAGGAAGGAAAGCCGCGCCGAATCAAGATCGAAGGAGCAATCACGGCGGGCGTTGTCAATGGCAACGGACGCCGATACCCTGTCCCCGTGATCGAAGCGGCCATCGCAGAGTTGCGCGGTCATCTGAACGAAAGCGCGGGACAAGGCCGAGCCAAGCAAATTCTCGGCGAGGCAGAACATCCATCCGACAAGGGCGGGCGGGCAAGCCTGCTGGAGACCGTGACGAAATGGGAAGATGTTTCGTTCAACGGCCAGCGCGTGGACATCACAGGTCGCGTGCTGGAAACCAGCCGAGGCAAAGACATCCTGACCCTGATGGAGGGCGGCGTTCTGCCAGGCGTGAGTCTGCGAGGTTACGGTGATGGCAAGACTATCAAGGAGGGCAGTGAAAAAATCTTCGAGGTGACGGAGTTGCACATTACAGGCTTTGACCTGGTGCTGGAACCGTCCTTTGAAAACGCTGTCCAACTCGTCGAATCTCAAAATTCATCATTGGAGGATGAAATGACACTTGAAGAGCTGTTGAAGCTCCTGAAAGACCACCCCGAATTGTTCGAGGGTTTGACCGAAGCTCAGTTGAAGAAACTGGGTGACGCCCAATTGAAGGCGCTGGAAGAGAAAGTCCGCGAGGCGCTGGGCATCGATGCCAAAGCCAACATCACCGAATCGCTCAAGGCAATGACCGCCAAGGCCCGTCAGTTCGACGAGGCGCAGAAGCAGACCGAGGTGGCGAATGCCATTGCGGAAGCATGCAAAGACCTGCCCTTCGGCGAGAAACTCAACAAGCAGTTCACTGAGGCGATGAAGGCCAGCGGCGCGAAGAGCGCGGACGAGGTCAAGGCCATCGCCGAGGCGAAGCGCAGGGAATATGGCGCGATTGCCGCTGAATTGAAGCTGGGCCAGATGGGCTTCACGGAAGGCCGCATTAGCAATATTGCGCCTGTGATCGAGAGCGAGGTGGGGACGCCCGAGTTTGCGCGTGGGGCGTTCATGTTGCAGGAGAGTATTCTGCGGCGTGAGAATCGCGTGCGGCGAGATCTTCGCAAAGCTGTCAGCCCGTCTGAGCTGCTCACCGTGAGTATGCTGGAGCGTTTCGACGCACTGAATAAGGCGCACCTGATGGCAGAGAGCCGCCTATTGCAGGAAGCCGAACTGACCACCGACTTGAATCTGCCGTACTCTGTCAGCCGCGCCATCATTGAAGAGGCCTTCCCGTCGCTCGTGGCGGCAAACATCTTCGACACGGGCGTGACCGATGTATCGCCGATGCGGTTGTTCTTCGAAACATTCAGCGGAGAGACTGGCTATTCCACATCCATTGGTTCATCCGAGACTGTGGCGCTCACGCTCCAGGATACCTGGTACGACATGGCCCATGGACGTGTGACGCCTGGCACTGTGGTGGTCAAGAATGTGGCGGAGAATACCACCTACGTCGAGAACACGGACTACGCCATCAACTACGCAGAAGGCAAAATCAAATCGTTGACAGGTGGTTCGATCTCAGCGGCCACTTCGATCCACATCACTGCCTATTCCTACACTGCCATTCGCCAGGGCGAGATGGCCCCCATTGAGCGTGGAAAGATCACCTTGTCCTACCTGGACATTGCGGCCAAAGCGGACCGCCTGGCTGATCAGATCAGCCGTGAAGCGATCGTGTTCAGCCGCTCGCAGCTCGGCATGGACGCCGTGACGCGCACCCTGTCCAGCCTGGTGAAGCAAACCCAGCGCAAGATCGACCAGGGCATGTTGTACATGGCGCGCACCGCAGTGATGGCTGTGGCCAGCAACTCGGCGGGTGCGTGGGTGGAAGGCACCACGCAGGATGATTATTCCGAGCTGGTCCGCCTGATCGGAGCTGCGAAAGTCCTGGTTGGTAATCGTTACTATCAACCGAATTTCATCCTGTGCTCATTGGAGCGCGCCGAGGATTTGAGCAACTGGGATGGTTTCAAACGCGATGGCTTCCCGAATGCCATCCTGAACGCAGCTGGCTTCGCGGGCGGTGTGAAGAGTCTGCCGATCTTTGCCAGCACAGAATTCCCTGATACTGACATCGTGATCGGTAACCGCGAGTTGGTGATGTATCGCGTGTTCCAGCCGATGCGCATCTTCGGTCCGTATCCGACCTATGATGTGAGCGGCGGAACGAGCAAGATCATCGCGGCGGATCAGTATTACACCGAGGAATTCAACGTCACCGTCAGCCCTGTCCAGACGAAGGGCGCGTACCTGACCATCTCGGAAGGGTCGTAGTCTCAAGGTTGAATGATGAAGGATGAAGGATGAAAGTCCTTCATCCTTCCTGTGGAGTTGGCATGAGCATTGCGCTGGATGATCTGATCGCAGAGTTGACGGAGGATGTGCCTGCGGTGGATGGCGTGCCGTCCACGGAGCAGTATGAGAATGCCGTGGAGGACGCGGTAAAGGCGTTCTCGGAACGTTGCGGGCTGGTCCGCCAGGGCTCGCTTGCGATCGTGCCAGGCACTGCCACATATGACCTACCCGCCGATTTTCTAGAGATGGTCTCCCTGGACAGCCTGGTGTATGACGGCGGTGTGATGCACAGCGCGCAGGGGCTGATCCCTGTCCCTTCTTCGTGGGAGGAGGAGTGGTACATCGGCAATGGGCAGATCACGTTCTACCCCACTCCCACGTACACGCTGACGCGTTACTTCCGCTATAAGGCGGGCTGGGTGAAGACGGTCATCGATGATGACTATGACAATACCTATGAATATGCCCGCATGACTGAACGCGAGAAGCGGATCGTGCTGTTGAAGGCGCAAGCAATCGCCCTGACGAAGGTGGCGAATGTTTCGAGCGGAATGAAGTACAGCCTGGGCGCGGTGAGCGTGGATAACAGCGGGACCGCTGAAGGGTATCTGGCGGATGCGAAGTCATTCACTGATCAATTCGAGGAGGAATGCCGCAAATACAACGGCACTCATCTAACCGCATGACACCGACAAAACTCTGGCGAAAGCCGATTGATTTTTTTGCACGGCGTGAGCATTTCATCGACCATATGCTGCCCGTCTGGAATGCCCTGAAAGGTTATCGGGGCAGGTTCCATATCCCTGAGTATTTGCAGGAATACGCGGAGATGCGCGGTGTGGAGGATGCTGTGTTCCTGAAGCCATTGAATAGCAGCGTGATCAACGTTGTGCCTGATGGGTTGACTCCTTTGCTAGTCTCTGCTTATGGCGATATGGTGATCGCTCATCGCAGGACGCCGCAACGTCCGTTCCTGATGATGGAACATGGCGTTGGATTGACTTTCAAAGGATGCCCAGGGTATGCAGGCGGGACGGGGATGCGCCAACGTGTAGCGATGTTCCTTGCGCCGAATGAATATATCCGCGCGAAGACGGCGAAGGCGCTGCCTGGTGTTCCGCAGGTGGTGATCGGGACGCCGAAATTAGACTGGCTGGCTGGCACCAAGTTCCCGCCGCAGGGACGCAAGCCTGTTGTAGCCATCGGGTTCCATTGGAACGGTGAGAAGGTGGCGAACGAGGCTGGCAATGCGTTTCTGCATTACAAGGATTTCATCTCAGAACTGGCAGGGCAAACCGATTTCACGTTGTTGGGACATGGACACCCAAAATATCGGTTCGTTCTGGAACCGTTCTATGAGTCTCTCGGTGTCGAGGCAGATTGGGATTTCACCAGCGTGATGCGGCGCGCGGATCTGTACGTGAACGATTGTTCGAGCACGATGTATGAATTTGCGGCAACAGGCAAGCCTGTGGTGATCATGAATGCTCCGTGGTTCCGACGCGATATCAAGCACGGCATCCGTTTCTGGGACTACACGGACATCGGTCCGCAAGTGGAAGGACCTGAGCAATTGTTGGATGCGATCCGCTCGATGCTTGGATATGTTCCCAGCAAGCAGGGCGATCTATTTGTCTATCACACGGCACGCAAGAAGATGACGGATGAACTTTATCCGCATATTGGCCATTCGGCTGAACGTGCCGCAGGAGCCATTTTAGGTTTTCTCGGAGGCAAGCATGGATAAGTTATTGAAGGTGAAAGAATTCGCCGAATTGCACAACCTACTTTCAGGCGACAAAGGCACGACGAACGGGATCAGCGATGTGGAATTGCAGCATCTTTCCTGGCTGGGGGCGCAGATCCCTGCAGGCGGCGATTACGTGGAGATCGGCAGTCACCGCGGGAAGAGCATCTGCGCAGTGGGTTGTGGCGTGCGCGCGGCTGGCAACCACGGCAAGGTGCGTCTCTTTGGTGTGGACCTGTGGACCCGAGGAACTGCAAAATCATCCAAGTTCGCGCACTATTACTCGGAAGAGACGTGGCGCATTTTCAATGACCAGGTGCGTTATATGCAATTGGATGATGTGGTGCGGACGGTGATGGACGAATCCACCAACGCGGCAAAACGACGCTCGAGGCCGATCCATCTGTTGTTCATCGATGCAGCGCACGATTACAAGCACGTGAAGGCAGATTTCGATGCGTGGGCGAGGTTCATCCCTGTTGGCGGGCGGATCGCCTTCCATGATTTCGGGACGCGCTTCAAGGGCGTGGACCGCGTGATCCGCGAGGAAGTCATCGCTTCGGGGCTGTGGGCCGAGGGCGATGTCCATGACCGCATTTGGTCAAGCGTGAGGGTGAAGTGACAGATTGGACTCGAATGGCCTATGATCTGCGGGCTGTGCGCGCGGAGAATGAGCAGGATATTGCCATTCGCCGCGGCGCTGAGACGCTGGAAGTCCAGCCGATGCGCGTGGAGATGGCAGGGGCGCGAGCCGCGATGAATTTCCAATCGGCGGCGGCGCGTGAGGGCAGGCTGGCGGCGTTCGTGCTGATGGAGCCAGACGCGGATATCGCGAGGGAAGACCGTTTCAATTGGAATGGATTGCTTTTCCGCGTGGTCTTTGTCCAGCCGAATAGATTAGCGGCGACCATTGCCGAGGCGGTGGTGGTGGAATGAGCCCCACTGGTTTCCACTGGGTGATCCCGCCTGAGAAGGAATTGATCCCGAATGTGGAGGCATACGGAGACAAGATCTTCGTTGCGTTGCAGGCTGTGGCAACGTATTGGGGACAGAGGAATCAGGACGATGCCAGGATCAGCGCACCGTGGACGGACCGCACAGGGAACGCACGCGGCGGGCTGTTTTTTGCAGTGGATGGGTTTGGGCTGAACCCCGTGACTGGAATGGTCACTTCGGAGGCGAGCCTGAATTCGGATGTGGCCATCGAAAGCGGCGACAATAATACGCTGATCATCACGCTGGGTCACTCGGTATTTTACGGTAAGTTTTTGGAACTGAAGAATGGTGGACGATACGCCATCATCATGAGCACGATCGAAGGAAACCTGCCAATGCTGGAGCGCATGGTGCAGGATATTTTCAAAGGTTGATGAATTATGGCCACGTTGAAAGACCGCATCAAGGCATTTATGAATCCGCAGGCTGGTGGGAGCATGGCGGAGGAGCCCATTGCGCCAGTCATTCCTGAATCACTGGCAGAGAAGTTCCAGGTGGAGGCCGCACGGGCGTCGGTGATCAAGGATTGCCGTGCAATGTATAGCGGAGATCCGCGCGTGGAGAAGATGCACCGTGATTATGCGCGTGACCTGGTGCGGAACGGTTTTATTGTGAAGACCGAGGATACGCAGGCAAAGGAGATCGCAGACGGTCTTCAGGAGCGGCTAGGACTGAACCAGCGGCTGGAGGACTGGCTGAGGCTCTCGATGCGGGACGGGGATTCGTTCCTTGAGTTGACGGCGAATGACAGCCTGCTCATCTCGGACGTGACGCGCAAGCCAACCATGCAGATGTTCCGTAACAGCAATGCGGCGGACAAGTTCGATAATCCAGAACGTGCGTTCTGGATGGGAGATTCCAATTATGGGATGGAACCGCCGAAGGATGCGACCTGGTTCCCTGAGTGGAAGATCATCCATGCACGTTGGAACCATGATGAAGAACAACGCTACGGGACGCCGATGATGAAATCGGCGCGCAAGCATTTCAAATATGTGGAGGATGGGGAGTTGAACGTGGCAGTGCGCCGTAAGATCGGCGGAGCGCAGATCCGTCAGCACGTGATCGAGGGCGGGCCCGCGGATGTGGAGAAATACAAGGAGCAAAACAAGGCCGCGCTGGGCAAACTGGCGGCGGTAATCGATTTTTTCAGCAACAAGACCAGTTCGCTGACGGTGGTGCAGGGCGATGGGAACATTGACAAGATCGGCGACGTGGAACATCACATTGCGACGATGTTCACGGCGAGCGATGAGCCGATGGAGTTGATCGCCTATGGCGCCAGCCTGAACCGCGATATTTTGGGCGAGAAGAAGGACCAGTATGACGAGATCCTGAATCAGGGACGTGAATGGGCGACATTGTCCATTATCAAGCCGCTGTTGGAACGCCAGTGGCTGTTGCAGGGAATCCTGCCTGCCAATGTGAAATACCAGATCATCTGGCGGAAGGCGCGCTCACTCACACCTGAGAGCCTGCGGAATTTGGGCGATGGCCTGATGCGCCTGCGGGTGCTGGGCGTGAAGGAGGAAGTGATCAGTACATTGCTGGCTTCGTTCCTGCGGGATGTGGACGCGGAAATCCTGGACGGTTCAGGCATTGATTCGGAGCGCTTCGCGCAGATGTTGCAAGGGCTCAGTATTTAGAGAACAGAGAGCAGAGAGAAGTGGATACACAGAAATTGCTCGACCAACTGAATAAAGTTCCACTTGGACGGATGTACCAGGCGGCATTCAAGGCGCAGGTGCGCTTGCAGATCTATTTCACGTCACTGACGCATGAATTGTTCCTGGACTTTGGAAGGAATGCCAATGCCATGATCCTGCGCGCTGGGGGCAAGGATGGCTTCATCGATGGGATGAACGGTTTCTCGCTGCAGGGAGACCTGCTGAAGGTCTGGGGGGATGCGTTCGCCGAATGGCAGGAAGCATTCCAGAAGGTCCGAAAAGAGGCGGCGTGGATCCCGTTTGGGGTAGTGGCTATGATGCACGAGAGGGTGATCAAGCCAGCAATCGCTGGTCTCGATACGAACGAGAATAGCGCTCGTTCTACTCGACCAGCGTTGGAAGAGGCGGTGAAGGATGGAGTATTCAGCCCGCAGATCCAGATCCTGCTGGCGGTGGCGGAGAATTATCTGTATGGCGATTCGCCGCTGAACCTTAGTCAGCGCATCTGGCAGATCGACCGAGAGGCGCGGGATGGCATCAATAATCTGATCATGGCGGCGATTGCCAATGGGACGAGTGCGTGGGAACTGGCGCAACAACTGGAGCAATTCCTGGGCGCAAACGAGGATTGCCCGCGCTGGACATCCACCCGCCTGTATGGGATGACGGCAAGCGAAAAGACCACGTCCGCGGCGGGATTGCTTTCGGGCGATGCGTGTGACGGACGCGGCGTGAGTTACAACGCCCTGCGCCTGGCGCGCACGGAATTGCAGAAGATCCATTCGCTGGCCACTGACAGGATCATGGCGATGCAGCCGTGGGTCGAGAAGGAACAGATCCATTTATCAGCGGCGCATCCTGAGCATGACGAATGCGATGATGTGGTGGATGGCGGCGAGAACGGCGAAGGGATTTATCCGAAAGGCGAGATCGAGTTGCCGTTGCATCCGAATTGTTTCTGCTTCAAAACGGCTGTGCTGATGGATGAGAAAGAATTCACTTCCAGGTTGCGCGGCTGGATGGATGGAAGCGCTCCATGGCCAGAAATGGACAAATATGCGGAGGAGATCGGCGGCAACGTTGAATCTTCCATCCTGGCGCAAGCAATCGGCCTGGCTGTCTGGTTACTTGGCACAGAGTTGACGGAGTGGCTGAAATGAGTCTTGGCGGCGACATCAAAAGCGCATTGGAGTTGGACACGGACCTGGCGGATCTGCTGACAGGCGGCATCTTCGCGGATGTGGAGGAGGTGAACCGACAGTTGACTCCAGACGCTTTCGATTCGAACGAAGAGATCCAACCGTGTGCGCTGATCAAGGAAGGCACGGAGAGCAAGTTACAACCGACGCGGCGCGGCGTGCAGACGCCCGTGACGATCTATTTTTATCAGCGTTCGGGATATGACGTGATCGAGGAGGCAATGGCGCGCGCCTTCGATGACCTGAACGAGCAGAAGATTGGAGCAGGCACATGGAATATCGAACATGATGTAACCATCCGAGGGCAGCGTGATTCGGCGCTGGATTGCGCGCTGGGTTCGCTGCGGTTCGTGGCAAAGCGAAGGCTGAGGCCTGCTGATGAGATCTATCCTGAAGTGAGTTAGACCTAACCCCAGACCCCTTCCCTGAAATGGAAGGGGAGAAAATAAGGAGTTCAAAATGGCACTGAATACAACCCCCATCATCTATGGCTTGAATGACATCAAGCTGACCAGCATCGACGGACTGACGCAGGTGGACCTGCCCGAATCGGTGACGCTGAAGTTCAAGGAGCGCATCCGCTCAGCCGAAGCGCAGGGCGATGACAAGTTGGGCGGCGTGGTAGCCGTCCGTGACGCCATCGAGTGGGAACTGGAATTCTCGTCCCTGCCGCTGGAAGCGTTGGCCGTGATGTACGGCACGACCACCAGCACCACGGGCACAACCCCGAACCAGGTCAAGACCCTGGCGCATGAGGGCGCGGTCCGTTTGCCGTATTTCAAGATCTACGGCAAATCGCTCGGCGAAGGCGATGATGACGTGCATTGCATCATCAAAAAGGCGAAGGTCACGGACGGCCTGGACGGTTCGCTGAAGTATGGCGAGATCGCCAAGCCCACCATCAAGGGCATCGGGATTGACGACGGGACTGGCATCTATGACTGGGTGCAGAACGAGACCGCCGATGACCTGCCCACTTCGTAGGTGAATCATGGATGCATTCCAGACAAAGATCGAGCAATCGAGAATGGACCGTCGGAAGAACCTAGCGGATTGGCGCGCAGGGCGAACGCACGAGATGGAACTTCCCAGTGGATTGAAGGTGATGGTTGCTGATGTGACCATCACCGATATCCTGTTTTCGGGAAAACTTCCCCCCGCCATTGCCCCCGTCATCGAAAAGATGGCGCAAGACGGCAGGGATGATATTGATCTGAAAGAGATCTTCGAAAACAGCCCTGAGTTTGCTGAGATGATCAACATCCTGGTGCGCCTGGCATTGGTATATCCACAGATTGCCGAACGGCCCGATGAAGATCACATTACCATGAACGAGTTGAATGGTGATGACAGGATGGCGATCTTCAATTGGGTCAACCGCGAGACGGCGGCGGTGCAGCCCTTTCGCGACGAGGGACAACCTGCTGAGGCTGGACGTGCTGGCGCACAGGTACTCGATGAGACCCAGCCAGATCCTGCGGTTGCAGAGCGACTGGACCGCGTGGCAGGTGGATGAAGCCTGCGCGCTGGTTGGCCTGCAGATGGAAGCCGATGCGATGCAAGGCAAAACCGAAAGCAGAATGCAGAATGCGGGAGGCGGACGGTTTGCCAGCGCAAAAGCGCGTGTAACGAAAAAGATCAGGATCCCGAAGTCAGGAATATTTTAGATGGCTATTCGACTTGGAAGCGCATACGGAAAAGTGGAACTGGATGCCAGCGGCGTCCAGAAAGGTGTTTCCACGGCCAAAGCGTCCTTCAATGACCTGGATAATTCTGCCAAGAAAATGGGTGGCACGTTTCAAAGAATGGCGTCCTTTATCAAGGCGAATGCACAGGTGATCGGGACGTTTGGCGAAGCCTTGCAAACTGGCGGGAAGAAGATGACGCAGTTCATCAGTATTCCCATCATCGGCTTTTTCGTCCTGCTGATTAAAAAAGCGCTCGATGCCGATACGGCCATGTCCAAATTGGCGAAGGAATCAATTGGAAAGTTGAATGCTTCGCTGGCCACGTTGGGCGAAAAGTTCCTGCCATTGCTGATCAAGATCGTGGACTGGCTAACGATGATGATCGATAAGTTCAACAATGCACCGCCAGCCGTTCAAAAAATGATCGTTGGATTGGTCGCGCTTGCCGCGCTAGCTGGACCCATGACATCGTTCGCTGGAACGATCCTGCAGACCATTTCCGTGATCTCCACGATGGGGACGACACTCACGACACTGATCCCTGCCGTTGTTTCATTCGGAACAGCGCTGTGGGGTGCTCTGCTTCCATTGTTACCAGTCCTGGCATTGATCGCGGCGGCGGTGCTACTGGTTTATCTGGTATGGGCGAATTGGGATCAGTTGAAAACAACTGTCAAACAGTTGGGTTTCATCATCAAATATGAACTGAAGAAGGCACTCGATGAAGTGAAACAAGCGGCCAGTGACTTCAGAGACGAGTGGAACAAGTCCATGGAGGTCTGGAAGAACAACTTCAAACAGGCCAATGAGATCAATCAGAAGGTGCAGGAGATCGCCACCGAAGCGATGGTGAAGATGATCATCGATTTTGTGACGAAGGCGAACAACAAACTGACCGAACTGCGCAACTGGGCACTGAATACCTGGAACTCGATCTCCAGCGGTTTTATGAACGCATGGTCATCCATCTCTAATTTCTTTGAGTCGGTGAAGAACTCCATCCTGGCTGGCATTCAGGCGATCAAGGACGCTGTCCAGGGATTGATCGATTCGCTGGCATCGGTGGAACTGCCCGATGATCTCACGCCTGGCTCGCCCACTCCATTCGAGACTGGACTGCGCGGCATCGCGGCGGCCATGAGCCAGTTATCGCGGGAGTCCATCCCAGACCTGAACCGCAGTTTTGCAATGGCACAGGCGGCACGAAGCCCCGCATATGCGATGGCGGGCGTTGGAGGCGGAGGCGTGATCTCACAGACTTTGCACTTTGCAGACGGTCTCACCGAACGGCGCGCGGCGCGTTTGGTGGATGGACGTATTGAATCGGTTGTGGACCAGATGACGCGTATGCTGGAGGAGCTCTAATGGCAAGTGAATTCAAGATCGGCACCACACTCGAAGGCATGACCGCACTGGCAGATTTGACCACGCCCCTGCCTGATCCGCAGTGGGAATACTTCCCCTACAGCAAACTCGTCTCGTTGGGAGACGGGTCCGCGCGGGGGCTGGGAATGGCGAAGGTTATCTGGAAGTTCCCCCTGCTGGATGTGGAACAGATCGACGAACTGCGCACCCTCTGTCCCGAGGCAAGCGGCGAGATTTACTTCCGCTCGAAGATCTATGATGACACTTTCGTATCATTCGCAGGCACTGTCATCTGGCCTGTGGCGAAGGACGGGTCACATAAATTCAATGGCGTGCGCGCAGAGTTGACGCTGGAATTCCGTAACCTGGTGGAGCAGGAAGAGGGATCGTAATGCGAGCGATCACTGCGCCTGAGTTGGTGAAACTACGCTCCGATGGTCAATGGAGCAGGTTGTTCGTGGCGGGGCTGGAGGCTCCGCCTGCGGTATTTGCGGCGCGGGTGAACCAGGCATTTGCCACAGCGGATGATAAAGATAATGTCTTGCAGGTGACATACGACACGGTGACGACTGGCGCTTATACCGACATTGTGGTGGGCCAGACGTTGTGGATCGGGAGCGCGGCGGGGAAGCACGACATCGGCGTGGCGCGCATCCGCA